CGGCGAAATCGTATTTCTATCTTGCGTCTGCTGGTTTGAATGCTGAACAAAGTTTGAAAGCACTTCCAGTTGTTGCGCGATTTGCACAAGCAGGCATGTTTGATATGGCATTGGCAACTGACTTGCTGACAGATGCACAGTCTGCACTTGGATTGACAATCAGAAACAACACAGTCAAGAACATGGAAAACATGGCGCGTGTTTCTGATGTGCTTGTCAAGGCAAATACATTGGCGAATGCCACTGTTGAACAGTTTGCCACTGCCCTAACAAACAAGGCTGGCGCAGCGATGAAGTCAGTGAATATGGATGTGGAAGCAGGCGTTGCTGTCTTGGCGGCATTGGCTGATCAGGGCATCAAGGCTGAAGAAGCGGGAACACAATTCAGCATTGCTTTGCGCGATCTGCAAACGAAGGCTTTGGATAACACTGCTTCATTCGCTGCAATGAATATCACAGTGTTTGACAGCCAGGGCAATTTGCGCAATATGGGTGACATTATTGCTGATCTTGAAGGTGCGCTTGCTGGTGCATCTGATGAAACGAAGAAAGCAACATTGCTGCAACTTGGATTTGCAGATCGGTCTGTGGCAACGATCTTGGCTTTGTTGGGTACATCTGATGCGATCAAGACTTATGAAACACAGTTGCGTTTGGCTGGTGGAACCACTGAAGATATCGCTGCCAAACAGTTGCAATCGCTTCAATCACAATTGAAGTTGGCGAAAAATGCGATCATTGATGTTGCCATCCAGTTCGGTTCCGCACTTGCACCGAAGGTGGAAGCGGTTACTGCTTTCATTCGGCGGTTGTCTGATGTGATTGGTGCGCAGGGTTTGGGTGCTGGTTTCAAGTTCACTGCTGGGGCGATAACGGATTTCATTGGGAACATGGGCGCGTTGGGCAACACGATCTATACGATCATTGCCGCATTCGTTGCATTGCGCGCAGTTGCTATTGCTGCCACCATTTCACAAACATTGTTCAAAACCGCGTTGTTGACTAATCCGATTGGCATTGTTGTTGCGGCAATTATTGCACTTGGTGTCGCTATTGTTGCCGCGTATGGCAAATTTGAGGGTTTCCGAAATGTTGTAAATAGTGTCATCAATTTCATTCTTGGGATGCTTGAAAAACTGATCAACAACTGGATCTTTGTATTCAACATCATTGCAACTGCGATCAATGCTGCTACCTGGGTTCTGCGCAAACTTGGTGCGAACATTCCCGAAATCGGCAAATTGGGTGAAGTTTCGTTCGGTCGCTTGGCTAGTGCCGCAGATAATGCCGCGCCATCAATCGTCAACGTTGCACAGCAGATCCAGAATGCGGAAAGCCGACTGGCTGGTTTCGGTACGGTCGCCAAGACTGCATTGGATCCGACACGGTATTACACGCTCGCTGATGCGCAGCGTGCGGTTGCGGATGCACAGAAGAATGTTGAAACACTGCGCAAACGGGAACACAAAGATCTTGTTGCATTGAAGGCTGCAACTGATCAGTTGTCGGCGGCGCAGGGGAACTTGGCGTTGATCACTGGTGATAACGCGACTGGTTCTGTTGGTAAAGCGGTGAAGTCAACTAAAGAAAAGATTGCGGATTTCACTTCTGCGCTGCGTGAACAGACATCTGCGCAGCGGTCACTACGCGATGCAACTAAGGCGACTGCGCAGGCGCAGAATGAATTGAAAGATGCCAATGAAGATCTTGCCAAGATGCAAGAAAAATTCAATCGGATCGTCAATGGCTATGGGCGTGACAGCAAGCAGGCGAAAGACAAGCAAGATGATCTTGATAAGGCGCAGCGCGACGTTGAACGTTCTGGGTATGGAATTGAAGAAGCGGTTTATGCGGTGCGGGATGCCGAAAAGGAACTGGCGAAGGTGCGCCTTGATCCAGAAAGCAACGCACAGGCAATTCGTGAAGCAGAAATCAAGTTGGCTGAAGCGAAGTTGTCTGTCGCGGATGCTGAAGATCGCCAGCGTGATGCGACTGTTGCCCTAAACAAAGCACAGGAAGCATTGGATGCAACTGTCAATGGTGCAAAGGACAGTTCTGATGCGTACAAGGATGCATTGGATAAGTTGAATGAAGCCAAGAAATCGCAGCAGGATGCCATTGATCGGGTAACTGAAGCGCAGGAACGCGAAGCGGATGCTTTGTATGAAGTCAGTCGCGCACAACAGAAGTTGAATGATCTGACGAAGGAATATGGAAAGACGCTTCTTGAATTGGCAAAGATCAAATTTGATAAATTCCTGCCGAAAGTTGAAACGCCGACCACACCTGTTGCGCCTGTTGGTCTTGCATCGGTATATGCGGGGGCTGCGGCTGCTGGTGCAATTGATCCTGGATCATTCTTTGATTTGAATAGTGGTATTGCGAACGAATACAACGTGACCATCAATGCTGGTATGGGTACTGATGCACAGGCAGTTGCGCGTGAATTTGTTGATTATCTGAAACAGTATGAAAGGGCTAACGGATATATCCCGATCACTGCTGAATATGCAGCCTTTGCGGTCTGATCATGACAGTCACTACTGCTTGGGGTGAAGAACTGACAGTTCTGATGGAACTGGGTTTTCCTGTCAATGTTTTTACATTGGACAGTGCAACGGATGGCATTCTGGATGATGATTATCTAGATGGAACATTGTTGGGTGACGATGTTGCTGGCTATGTGCAACAGATTGGGATTACGCGCGGCAGATCAGATCAGTTATCAAATTTTTCTGCTGGAACGTGCAATGTCACTTTGCTGAATAATGATCGCAGATTTGATCCCACAAACGAAAATTCACCGTATTGGGATCCAGTATCGGGCAGGTCGGGTGTTACGCCGCGCAGGAAAGTGACAGTCCGATTGGGTTCAGAAGATCTGTTTATTGGACGTATCACGGATATTGATCTGTCATATGCGACAGGTAAAAGCACGGATATTTCCAATGTGACAATTAGTGCGGCAGATGATTTCGTTCTTCTTGCCAATACTGCGACCAGTTCTGATCACACACCAAGCGAAGAACTTTCGGGTGCGCGCTTGAACTATTTGCTGCAACTGCCAGAAATTGACTATCAGGGATCAACTGATATAGATACTGGCACTGCAACGCTGGGCGCATATCAGATTGATGCCAACACAAATGCTTTGGCTTATGCGCAATCCATTGCCGCATCCGAACAAGGGTTCTTCTTTGTTTCGCGTGATGGGAAACTTACGTTCACGGATCGCACAACGACAGCGTTTGCGGCTGCGTCGGCGGCGTTCAGTGATGATGGTGGTTCAGATATCAGGTATCAGAACCTGTCTGTGTTGTACGGTCAAGAATTCTTATATAACAAAGTTGTCGCTACCACACAGGGGGGTTCACCGCAGGAAGCAGACGATGTTGCCAGTCAAACAGAATTTGGGATCAGCACATTGACACTAGATGGGTTGCTGCTTGCCGACGACGCTGATGCCCTGGATCTGGCACAACAATTGTTGGATCTTTATAAACAGCCGATCTACCGATTTGATGATATGACGCTTCTAGTGTCATCGTTTGATGCAACAGATCGGACTTCCTGCAATCAATTGGAATTGGGTGACACGATCACCGTAGAACGCAACTACCAAACTGGTTCGCCCGCATCCGTCACTAGATATCAAACGGTTGAACGCTTGGCGCGGCTAATCACCCCCAATTTTCACAGGCTGGAAGTCGCGATGGCAGATGCCTATGTTCTAAATCCGTTCACCCTGGATGACCTACTGTATGGCATTTTAGACGCGAACAACGCAGTGACCTAGTGCTAGGATAAGCGCACTATGGCTATCACTGGGACGAAACTGTTTGTCAGCGGCGATGTTCTTACAGCATCGCAGGTCAATCAATATCTGATGCGCGGTGTCAAGGTATTCGCTGATGCCGCTACCCGCACCGCCGCCTACGGTGGCGCGGGTGAACCTACACTTGAAGAAGGTGAATGCAGTTACTTGCTGGACACCAACGAATTTTCCGTGTGGGATGGAAGCGCGTGGACTGCGGTTAGCGGTGGGGCGAACGTTATTGAAGTTCAGGTTTTCAGTTAGAAAGGCATCTTGATAAATGGCTACTACATTCAGCAAACTTACGTTGTCGGGATCCACTGACGGTCGCCCGATCAAAGTTGCCGCTACTGCTACCCCTGGCACAACGATCCATACTGGTTCAACTACTGCCACAACGTATGACGAAGTATGGATTTACGCGATGAACACTGATACGACGGCACGCAAATTGACGGTTGAATGGGGTGGCACAACGTCGCCTGATGATCTGATTGAAGTGACGATTCAGCCCGAAGCAGGACTTGTCACGATCGTTCCAGGTTTCCCAATCAAAGGAAATGCAACAGCGTTGGTGGTGAAGGCGTTTGCTGCGACGGCTGACGTAATCACGATTCACGGATTCGTCAATCGTATTGAGGCTTAGTTATGGCTACTGCTAGACGGCAGTTGGGTTATGTCTCTACCGAGATTTCGCAGTCCCCTATAATCAGCGGTTATGCGGATGGTGTGGCGACTGGCGGTTCATCGTCGTCAATCACTGTCGGAGGTGTGAACTACACGCTTCTAACCTTCACATCGTCATCCACGCTTACTGTTACTCAGGCTGGTTTGTTTGATGTGATGCTATGTGCTGGCGGTGCAGGTGGCGCGACAGGAAACGAAGGTGGAAACACAGGCGAACGTGCTGCTGGCGGTGGTGGTGCTGGCGGCATGATTCTTTCCACTGTGTATTTGGATGCCAATGCAACTGTGACCATCGGTGGTGGTGGCGCATCCAACACCTACGGAACAAGCAGTTCCATTGGCGGTGTTGCCCCTAGCGCAACAGCATCAAACATTTCTGCACTTGGTGGTGGCACTGGTGGTCGGCGTACCAATTCAAACAGCACTGCTGGACAGGGTGGTGGTTCTGGTGGGGGTGGTGGCGGTGGTCAGTCACCTGGAACAAGTGGCGGTTCAGCGTTGGGTGCAGCACAAGGCAACGCAGGGGCAAACCAAAGCGGAAACACTGGTGGCGGTGGTGGTGGTGCTGGTGCTGGTGGCTCTGGTGCGAACGGGGGAACTGCTTTGGATGTGTCTGGTTTTATTGCTGGTTCTACTCTTTACAAATGCGGTGGCGGTGGTGGCGGTGGTGAGTCATCGTCTGGAACTGGTGGTTCGTCTGTTGGTGGTAATGGTGCTTCTGGTGGAACAGCAGGTGGTTCTGCTGCTGCCAATACTGCTTCTGGCGGTGGTGGCGCATACACGGGTGGTGCGGGTTCTGGCGGTTCTGGCATTGTGTATGTGAGGTTCAAGGTATGACACGCAGTTACATGGGTTATGTGTCGTCGCTGACGACGAACACTGTAAGCACCATGTCTTACGGCACAGCAACGGGTGGCACGTCGTCGTCAATAACGGTGAGCGGTGAGAACTACACACTGCTGACGTTCTCATCGTCATCTACCCTGACCGTTACTTCTGCTGGACTGTTTGATGTTTATTGCATCGGCGGTGGAGGCGGTGGCGGTGGCGGTGGCGGTGCGCGAGGCTCTGGTGGTGGTGGTGCTGGGGGAACTATTTTCGGCACTTTGTATTTGGATGCGAACGCAACAGTAACGGTTGGTGCTGGTGGAGCGAAGGGTATTGACAACTACAACGGTGAAGTCGGTCAAGGTTCTGCGGTTGATGCGATAACAGCAGTTGGTGGCGGTTACGGTAACTATCTTATAAATCCTGGCATTGGCGGTTCTGGTGGTGGTGCTGCTGCTGGATACACGGGTGCTGCTGGCTTTCCTAATCAG